TATTAGACCCAGTCGATATGAAGAAGATGAGAAAGAGAATGAAGCCCTATGTTTATCATGACTTTGATGAATTTGACTATATTAGTATTGATACAAAAGGTTTCTTAGAATGGGATCCTAACTTTGATATTGATACTTGTAAAGATAAAGAAAACTTTTGGGTATTTTCTGTAGATATTGCAGAAGGTAACGGAGGTGACTCATCCGTAATTAATATATTTCAAGTAGATCCAATGAATAGCGAAGAAATCAAAAACGTTCTTAACCCTGGGGCGATGTATGACTTCTTTAAATTTACACAAGTAGCAAGATTTAGATCTAATGAACATGTTATTGAAGATTTTGCAAAAGTACTGTATACACTATCAATAGATATATTTAACTCCGAGAACGTAAAAATGATCGTAGAATATAATACCTATGGTACTGTACTATTTCAGTATTTAAGAAGTATTTTTCCACAAAGAAATGATTTTGATGATGAAATAATAGTTAAATTTAAACATCGACATGATGCTAGAACTATTAAGCCAGGAATCAAACTTAAATCTGACAATAAGGCTATTTTTTGCCAGAACTTTGCGAAACTTTACAAGATAAATAGATTAGATTTAACAGATGAAGTAACAGTAACTGAGGCATCATTGTTTGGTACGTTGCCAAACGGTAGTTATGGAGCTCAAATGGGCAACGATGACGTCATAATGACTTGCATTACTGCGACTGAATTTTTTAATACAACGGATTACGCAGATTTCGTAGAAGAGATCTTAGATTTCATAGATCCGGACCTGCACGATGAGATGGAAGCCATCTTATTTAAGGACAATGACCAGGCCGGAGATTTACAATATGATATTTATGACCTATTGAAATAAATTTGCAAAAAGACAGGGATATATAATAAAAGAATTAAAAAATAATAACGAACAATTATGGCATTAAGTCCTCAATTACTACAGTTCAAAAGCTCGGGCGTATATCGCTTAGAGTTTGACAAATCACAAACCGTGAACATTCCAGCTGAAACAATCAGACTAGTGGTAGGTAGATCTAATAAAGGTCCTTACAACACTCCTGTTTTAGTAGAAGATGTTGAACAATTTAAACAAGTTTTCGGTGGTATTGATAAGTCACTAGAAAAGAAAAATATGTTCTTCCACAGATCAGCTATCGAAGCTTTATCTAGAGGACCAATTTTAGCGTTAAACTTAACGACTACAGATGATAACGATAGAGTAAGTGTTTTCTCACCTGCTACAAATTCATCAGCACAAGGTTTATCAGCTAATTCTATCCAAGCATCAGAAGCACTTATCTCTAAGAAATTTAGCGATGTTTTTGATACGGATAAATTTTGGAATCCTTCAGATGAAAAACTTTTAGCTGCTACATCGGAAGACACTAATCACGCAATTTCATTTGTAAACATTAAACAAGATCCAATCACAGTTATCATTAGACAAGCTGCTGATACAAGAGGTTTTGAATTAACTGCAAGAGAATGGTACGGTGAAGCTAACATTCCAGAAGGAATCGAATCTGCAGAATACGTATCAGACTACATGGTAGATGTATTTGTATTCAAAGGTAAATTTGATGCTGCTGAATTAAATAACGATCCTACTTACGGAGATTACTTCGATCAGGATGGATTATTTAGAGCTCAGTTTGCTCAATTCGCTGGATTAAGAGAAGTAACATTACTAGCACAATATGATGGATTATCTTTAATCCCTGAATTTATTGATGCTGAAGGTAATCAAATGTACATCGAAACTCTAATTAATATGGAGGCTAGAAGAACAGGTTTATTCTGTGCTGTACAAGAAGATGCTCTTACTGATATCGATTTAATCGGTAACGGTTTTGATATCTACCAAGATTACGAAGTTTTATCACATAAAGTTAAGCAAGTAGCTACTGAAGCTATCGCTAATTTATCAGGTGCAACTTACGATGGTTTAGTATCTGTTGATAATAACTTAAACCAAGTAGTTATATCAGGTGGAGCTGGAATGAACGCAGCTTACTTATCAACTACATGGACAATTAATACTAGTAAGTATTTAGAATCTTATACTGCTGGTGAATATGTTAAGATAACACAAATACAAGATACTGGCGTTGGAGAAGTAACTATCACATGTGATGGTCAAATCTCTAAAGGCTATGAAGAATTTGTAGGTGGTGTTTCTGCAGACTTTACAAATGCAGGTGCAGTAGATATCGTATCTGATGGCGCTGGAGGTTTAGAACTTTCACATGCCCCTGACAATTACAATTCATTAATGGCAGGTAATTACTTATTATCAGTTAATACTGGTGAATTCGTTGCAATATCAGACGTTTCAGTAGATCCAGTAACTGGAGTAGTAACCGTATCTCCAGCTGGAGGTTTAGGATTTAGCTCTGATTACTTTGGTGCTGCTCAAACTTCTTTAGCTGCATTCACGAAAGTAGCAAGTGTTTCTTTTGACGTATGGACATTAACTCCTAACTCAAGAGCAGTAATACTTAATACACAAGGAGAAGGTTGGTCATTCACTCCAAACGGAGCTGGCATCTTTACTTTCGCAGGTGACGAAAATACTGCTGCAGCATGGATTACAGATGCTAAAGTTGGTATGTATGTACCAGGTGATAATGGAAAACTATCTAGAATTAAGAAAATAATCAAAACAGTATCTAATGGAATTTCTTACTACAAGTTTGAAACTTCAAGAGTAGTTTCTAACAGACCTGCTTACGCTCTTAAGAGATATGAAGAATCTGCTGGAGTTTACAAGACATTCCCATTAGAAGGAGCAACTCAATCAAGCAAAGATATCGGAGGTGTTGATGGTTTACTATCAGCAATCAAACCAGGTACTGGTCTTGGTAACGCTTTAATAGACAAAGACAATATTACATTTAGATATGTTGTTGATACATTCGGATCATTAGAAAATGGTGGAATCTTAAGTAAGTCAGAATTATCTTTCTTATGTAAAGAAAGACAAAACGCTTCTGCAATTCTTAACGCACCTATGGTGAAAGAATTTAAAGCAGCAACTAACCCATCATTCTTAAATACTAATACTGGTGCATTTGATGTAAACACAGTAGCAACTGGAGGTAACTTAGAATTAAATCCAACATCTCTTTATACATTACCATCGATCAACGAAGGTGCAAACTACGCATTCTACTACGGTCCTGGTCTTAATGTAATTGAGAATGGAAGAACTAAAGTAATTCCACCAGCAGCATACGTATCTAACAATTACATAGATAAGTATTTAGATGCTTTACCATGGTCAATCATTGCAGGTCCTAGAAGAGGAGTTGTAGGTGGATCTGGAGTACAATCATTAGAATTCTCATTCGATAAGTTTGATAGAGATGTACTTGAGCCATTTGGTTACAACCCAATCGTATTCGAAAGAGGCGTTGGTTTAACAATCAAAGGTAACAAGACTGCACAACAAGGAATTCAATCAGCACTTTCTTCTGCTCACGTAAGAGAAGTATTAATTTATATTGAAGATGGATTAGCTGAAATTCTTAAGAACTATCTATTTGAATTTAATAACGCTCAAACTAGATTAGAAATCAAAACTTTATCTGATAACTTTATGGAATCAGTGAAGAAAGACGGTGGTGTATATGACTACAAGAATATCATGGACTCTTCGAATAACTCAGCAGATGTTATCGATAACAACATGGGAATACTTGATACGTTTGTAGAACCAGTTAAAGGTCTTGAAATTCTAGTATCTAGAGTGACTGTATTAAATACAGGAGAAATCGCAACAGGAAACTTTGCATAAGAATATAACGATATATAAATAAAATAGAAAATAAAGATATGGCTTTACCACATTATTCAGAAGACCAAACCAGCAAGAAAGGAAGAAATTTCGAGCCTGTACAAGGTAACTTATTTGAAGTAACACTTTTACCACCGGCAGGAGTCGCTGGACAAGAATTACTTTTACAACAAGTTAATACAGTAGGAGGTCTAGAAGCATTAGCTCCAGGTGTAGAAGCAGTAGGACAGAAATATAAGTTCGCAGAAAGATCATACGCAGGTATGGCTGGAACAACTTCTATTGATTTAACTATTGGTTTCTCTTTGAACTTAAATGATTCTAACCAAGCATATACTTACAAAACATTAAGACAATGGTACAGAGCAGCGTATAATCCTGAAACTGGCGAAATGGGTCTTAAAAAGAACTATGTAGGTACTATAGTTGTTGTACAATTCAACAGAGAAGGTGACATTTACAGAAAAATAACATTAGACGATTGTTTCATTACATCAGGTGTAAATCTAGTAGACGGATTAGATTACAGTGATGCTGAACCTAAAGCTCTAGAAGTTGTTTGGAAATGTGATACTTATTCTGAAGAATTAGCGTAACTTGAATTAAATTTAATAAAGAGAAGGAATCTCCAAGGTTCCTTCTTTTTTTAACTAAAGAAAACATAATATAATATACTGATAATAACAGAGTAGTATGAGTAATAAACTAACAAAGAAACTACAGGTTTTACTAACTGAGCAAGAGGTCAGAGAAGTTAACCGAGTTATTCTAAACGAAGCACTCGATACCGAATCTAGACCTATATCCGTTAGTGCTTTCATTAGAAGATTAATAATTAATGAGCTTGATAAGAGAAGCGTAGAACAAAAATCAATTTTAAAATCAAATCTTAAAAACTTAAAGAAAAAATAATATGAGTGAAGACAAAAACAAATTGACTCCTGAGGAATCTAAAATGGCCAAAGCTTTAGAAGCTAAGGACCAGATCAATAATCCTCAAGTATCATCGACATCAGATGACGCAGCAAATATTGAAGCTGCTGTTGCATCAGGTGGGTTAGGCAAGGTAAATATGAGTAATTTTGGCCCTGAGCGTGCGCCCTCTTCTGACAATGCGTTAGGATGGCATGTACTAGATCAGACGCAATTACCATCGAGCGGTAAATTTTATCCAGCGGGAACTATTATTAAGATCAGATCTGCAAAGGCAGCTGAGATTAGACATTTCTCTACAATGGATGAAAATAATTATATCGATATGGAAGAGAAGTTAAATTCTGTAGTTGAGTCTTGTATGCAAATGCAATCAGACAAAAAACGATTATCTTACAAAGACCTACTTGAAGAAGATAGAATTATCATCTTGCTTAGTATTAGAGATCTAACATTTCCTGAACCTGAAAACAAATTAATGTTAAAGGGTAAAACTCAACAGACAAAGAAGGCAGTTGATATTGAATTATCAATTAAAAACTTAGTTCCGACAGAGATAGATCAGGAGATTGAAAAATACTATGACGAAAAAGCTAGAACTTATGTAATTAAAACACGTTCTGCTGGTGAAGTTAGAATGCATCCACCTACAATTGGTGTTATGCAAGAAGTAACTAACTACCTTAAAGATCGTCAAGAAAAAGAAGTAGATTTCGATAAAGCATTTATTCAAGTACTACCTTATGTACAATCTGATTGGAGATCATTAGGATTAAATAAAATCTTTGAATTAGAGGTTGGATATAAAGCTTGGGATGAGAAAAAGTTTATGGTAATTTACAGATTAGCTGAAAGAATGAGAATTGGTGTTCAAGCAACACTAGAAACCACTCACGAAGGAGAGTTGGCGCAAGCCCCTCTTGAGTTCCCAGGTGGCATCAAAAGTCTTTTCATTATTTCAGATCTCGCTGGAGAGTTACTTTAAGACTAAGTTCTACCTGGGCATTCACCTCAGGATGCAACCTTCAGAAATCGAGAATATGTACTACTACGAATTTTGGTACTACGTAAAGAATCTGTCGGACTACATCAAAGAGAAGAATAAACAATCTAAGGACCAACAAGAACAGGCCAACGATCAACAGAACTCGATGAGTTCTAAGTATAAAACGCCAAAGATGCCTAAGGTCCCTACAATGAAAGCTCCTTCTATGAAGATGCCGAAATTTTAGAGATATATAATAATAGTAAGGGGTATGTTTTTCCTAACGTACCCTTTACTTTTAAAAATAACTACAGTATAGCCAAGTGAATTTTAAGTTTTTACAAAGTGCTTTTGATAAATTAGGGAGTCAAACTGGCATCCTAACAGAAATAAGTACCAATACTGCAATGACTGCAGCTGCAGTTAATCCTGGCGGAGAATTATTTGATCGAATGGATCGAATGATGATTGCTATGGAAACCCTTGAAGAAAATACTAAATCTGGAAAAGGTGGTTTACAAGAAGCCATTATTTTAAAATTAGTAGCTCCAACACTTAAGCCTATTGGTCTTGGTTTAGGCTTTATAGTAGAAGCATTAGAGAAGGCTCCAGCAGGTAAAGAATTATCTGCAAAAATGGATGCACTTACCAAAGGCCTAGTTGCTCTAGGCGACGTCGGTTTATCAGTTCTTAAATTTGCAGGATATATGGTTCTTGCAACACCACTATTATTAGCATCTATGGTTGCTTCTATTGTTTGGATCCCAGCACTTTTATTCACATTAAAGGGACTAGCATTTGCAACAAAAGATCTCGAAGACCCAAAAAAGCTTCAATCAATAGCTCTCTTAGGAGACGTTGGTATGTCATTACTTAAACTTGCAGGTTCATTAGCACTAGTAGCAATATTAGCTATACCAGCAATGATTGGATTATTAGCAACTGTTGTTATATTAACAGGACTCGCTGGTATAATGAAAATATTAGACATGTTTGGTAGTGATCCTAAGAAAATGAAAGATTTTGGTGATTCAATGAAATCATTAGGATTTGGATTATTAGTAAT